TCAGCAGCCGGTCAGGTCACGGTGTAGGCAAGACAAGTTGTTTGTCATGGCTCGCGCTCTGGTGGATCGGGACGCACCACCACGCGAAGGTGATCTTGACGGCGCCTACCTCGGCCCAGCTCCAGGACGCGCTGCTGCCCGAAACGAAGGCGTGGCTGAAGCAATCAGCGCCCGACTTCCGCGATATGTTCAACGTGAAGGCTGACCGGATCGAGCTCGAGCGCGACCCGGAACGCAACTTCATCAGCGCCAAGACATCTAGGGCCGAACAGCCTGATGCACTCCAGGGCGTACACGCCGATAATGTTCTTTTGATCTGCGATGAGGCGAGCGGTGTGCCGGAACAGGTCTACGAATCGGCTGGCGGTTCGATGTCTGCGCTTAATGCTTCGATGGTGTTGGCCGGCAACCCCGTCCGGTCGAGTGGCTATTTCTACGATACGTTCCATAAGCTGGCTGATAGCTGGTCTACGTTCCATGTGAGCTGCGTCAATTCCAGTAGGGTATCGAAAGAGTATGTCGAGGAATGCCGGCTCCGGTACGGTGAAGAGTCGAACGTCTACCGCGTGCGCGTGTTGGGCGAGTTCCCCCGGGGCGACGATGATACGGTGATCCCCCAGGAGCTCGTTACCGAGGCGATCAGCCGGGACGTTGAGCCTACCCAGTTCGGACCGACTGTCTGGGGCGTCGATGTCGCACGGTTCGGTGCCGATGCGTCTGCGCTATGCAAGCGTAAGGGCAACGCCGTCACGGAGCCGATCAGGCTGTGGCGCAACCTCGATACCATGCAGTTAACGGGCGCGATCAAGGCCGAATACGATTCGACCCAGGAAAAGCCAGCCGAGATATTCGTGGACGCTATCGGGCTGGGCGCTGGTGTGGTGGATCGGTTGCGCGAGCTCGAACTACCAGCCTACGGAATCAATGTCGCGGAGAGCCCCGCGATGGGCACACAATACTTGAACCTCCGCAGCGAGCTCTGGTATAAGGCCAAAAGTTGGCTCGAGGGCCGGGACGTTCGCCTCCCCCGGGACGCGACACTGAAGTCCGAGCTGGCTACCGTGCGCTACAACTATACGAGCAGTGGCAGGGTGAAGATCGAGAGTAAGGGCGAGCTCAAGAAGCGCGGGGTGGCCTCGCCGGACAGCGCAGACGCCTTCGTTTTGACGTTCGCGTCCGATGCCGGGACCGCGCTCGGCGGGCGGGCGGGCAAGCGTTTAGGCAAGATTAAGCGGAATTTAGCTGGGGTGGTCTAAGGGGCTCGGCCTGGTGGAATGGTGTCCACGGGCCAGCTTAAACAACCAAATGGTTGATTTTCTCCTCGCCTGGGAGCAAACGGTGCCCTTAGCCCTTCCGGGTTTTTTGACATAACTCGGGGGGTTTCTGTATCTTGGAGACAGGCGGGGGATGGAGATAGCAGCGGTTGGCGTATATAGACCAGGCCGAAACCGAGGCCGGGGTAGGGATGAGCGAGGAGGAGCTGCAATCGACAGTCAGCTCCTATATCTCTGACGCTATCCAGTACATCGATGACGAGATCAGCCCGATCAGGGCTGAATCGACCCGCTACTACCGTGGCGATCCCTTTGGTAACGAAGTGGATGGCCGCTCCCAGGTAGTCAGCCGCGATGTGCGCGATTCGGTACAAGCCGTTCTGCCGTCCATGATGCGCGTCTTTTTCGGTTCCGAGAAGGCGGTCGAGTTCTCCCCTCGCACTGCGAATGATGTCGCAATGGCCGAACAGGCCACCGACTATGTCAATTATCTGCTTACCGTCGATAACAACGGCCTCGAGATTTTCTATAGCGTCTTCAAGGATGCATTAGTCAATCGCGGTGGGTTCGTTAAGTGGTGGTGGGACGATAGCGTCGAAGTTCAGAGTCATACGTTCGAGGGCCTGGACGAGGGTGCGCTCGGCCTGATCCTGCAAGAAGAGGGGGTCGAGGCGGTATCGGTTGAAGGGCGTCCAGCGCCCGGGGTGCCGCCAGAGCAGCTCGCTCAGATGGAGGCGCAAGGCCAGCCGGCCCCGCAAGTCTACGATGTCGAGATCAGGCGCTCTAGGAAGCGCAACAAGATCAAGATCGAAACGATGCCGCCCGAGGAGTTTTTTGTCGATGCGGCTGCTACCAGCCTGGACGATGCGATGGTCGTAGGCCACCGCACGATGGCGACCATGAGCTCGCTGGTCGCGCTGGGCTATGACCGGGAGATGCTCGAAGAGCACCTCTCTGACCAGGTGGCGTTTGTCGATAACGACGAGTATTGGGCCAGGACCGATAACCCCGATATGCAGGGGCCGATTTCGGCATACGAGAGGCGCCGGGTGCTCTATACTGAGGCATGGTGCTACATCGACTATGACGGTGACGGGATAGCCGAGCTTCGGAGGGTTTGTACCGTAGGCGATGCTTACGAGGTTGTGAATAACGAGCCGGCCACCCAGATCCCGTTCGCGATGTTCAATTCGGATCCAGAGCCCCATCTCTTTTTTGGCTCCGATTTGGCCGATCAGACTAAAGACATCCAGCGCGTTAAAAGTGCGGTGTTGCGTGGGATACTCGATAGCCTTTCGTTCGCGCTGTACCCGAGGACAGGGGTGGTCGAGGGGATGGTCGAGATCGATGATGTGCTGAACCCGGAGGTCGGTTCGATCATAAGAATGCGTCAGCCGGGAATGGTGCAGCAGCTCGATGTGCCGTTCCTGGGTAAAGAGGCGTTCCCGATGCTGCAATACCTGGACGCGATGAAGGAAGCGCGTACCGGCCAGACGGCGGCGTCACAGGGGCTCGACCCCGATGTCCTGCAATCGACTACCAAGGCGGCAGTGAGTGCCACGGTACGCGGTGCCGAACAGCGCCTCGAGCTCATGGCGCGGATGTTCGCTGATGGGTTCAAGCGGATGATGCGCGGCGTGCTGAAAGTTGTCATCACGCATCAGGATCGGGAGCGTATGATCCGGTTGCGTGATGAATGGGTGCCGATCGATCCGAGAGTATGGGACTCGAACATGGACTGCACGGTGAATGTGGGCCTCGGCTCGGGGATGACCGATGAACGGCTTGGGGTGCTAGGCCAGGTGGCCCTACAGCAGAAGGAGATCCTCGAGAAACTGGGGCCAAGTAACCCGCTGGTTGGGCTCGGCCAGTTCCGTAACACGCTTGCGAAGATGCTCGAAGTGAGCGGTTACGCGGATACCAACCAGTTCTTCAAGCCGTTGCCGCTCGACTACGAGCCGCCGCCTTCGCAGGAGCCACCGAAACCGTCACCGGAAGAGATGCTGCTCCAGGCGCAGATGGCAGATATCCAGGTACGGGCGCAGATTGAGCAGCAGAAACTCCAGCTCGCGGCGATGAAACAGCAGCAGTTGGATGAGCGCGAGAGTGCCAGGATCGCTGGTGATCTAGCGATCCGCGAGTTCCAGGCAGAATCGAAATTTGAGAATGATGTGGACCTTGAGCTCCTCAAGGCGAGCCTCAAGGAAGGGTTATGATGGACCTGACCCGTGAACAGAGGGCGCGCCGTGCCAAGGAGATCCTCGAGGATCCTGTTTTTCTCGAGATGGTCGAGCGTACCCGGGAGGGATATGTCATGCAGTGGACGTTGACCGCGCCGGCTGACGTTGAAGAACGTGAGGCTATAAGTGCCGCTAATCGCGGGCTTGACGAGGTATTGCGTGGCTTACGAACCCTTCTCAGCGATTGGACGATGGAGCAGTCACACAAGAAAACTAAAAAAGGAAGGAAGTAATGAGCGAAGCCGGTATGAAAGAAGCTGGCCCACGCTCCATGGGCGATATTCAAGATACTTTTGCCCAGGTGCTGACCGGACCCGAAGAGCTACCGGAAGAGGATTCTTCTCAGGAAGAGCCACCCTCGACCGATTCTTCGGATGTAGCACAACAGCAGGATGCTGAGTTAGCCGATGACTCAGTGGTGGACGAGCCCGAAGCCGATGAACCAGAGGGCGAGCTATCTGAAGACGATCAGCCGCTTTACACCATCAAGACCGATGGCGAAGAGAGCACTGTATCGTTGAATGAACTCGTTGCTGGATACCAGCGAGGCGCGACTTTCACACAACGGCAGCAGGAGCTTGCCCAGGAGCGGAAGGCGCTGGGGGAACGACTCCAGAATCTACCCGCCCAAGAGGCGGCTATGCAGCAGACATACCAGCAGTACCAGGAGGTATTGCAACAACTCCGGGGACAGATGGAAGCGGCCAATGCGCCGGCAAACGTGGATTGGGACACTCTCGAACGAGAGGATCCGGTCCAGTGGCTGAAGCTCAAGGAGCTCGAGCGGCAACGTGGCTCTGAGATCCAGGCCGTTATGGCCGAGCAAGCCAGGATGCAGCAGCTCACGCAGCAGGGACACAATCAGAAGCTGCAAGAGCACCTGGCCGTGGAGCGCACAAAAGTTCTCGAGAGGATTCCTGAGTGGTCGGATGGCGAGGTACAAGCCAGTGAGCAGCGCAAGCTGTTCGAGTTCGGTAGGGGGGTTGGGTTCAGCGACACTGAGCTTAACCAGCTTTACGATTCGAGGGCCGTGGTGGTGCTGCGGCACGCGATGCTTTACAACGAGCTCGTTAATGGCGACAAGGTCCAATCGGCTAAATCTAAAATCGGCAGCGTGAAGGGTGGCAACAAGGAAACAGCCCACCGAACGCGCAACCGCAAAACGAAAGCGAAGAGGGCGCAGTTGAAAAAGACCGGGAAGGTCGATGACGCTGCGTCTTTACTTGCTGACATTTTAGCGGAATAACACGGAGACTTAGAATCATGGCAGTAGTCGCTAATACATTTGAAACCTACCAAGCGAAAGGCATTAGGGAGGATCTCAGTGATTTGATCAGTGATATCAGCCCGACGACAACGCCTTTCCAGAGCAACATCGGTACAAGGGACGCAGATAACACCTACTTCGAGTGGCAGACTGATTCGCTCGCTACGGCTAGTGCCGCAGCGACAATTGAGGGCGCGGATCTATCGTCATTCACGGCAGTCACGCCAACCGTGCGTCTGGGCTCGTACTGCCAGATCAACATGGTGGACTTCATCATCTCGGGTACCGAGCAGCGCGTGGACAAAGCTGGCCGTGCGTCTGAGATCGGTTACCAGGCCGCGAAAGCAGCCAAGGAGCTCAAGCGTAACATCGAAGTGGCTTGCTTGCTCAATGGTGTTGGTGCCGTTGTTGGTGCTACGAACACAGCAAGAGTGACCGCTGGGTTCCCTTGCTGGCTGAAGACCAACGAGACTTCCACCAACGTGACGGCACCCAGCTACTCGGGTTCAACCCCGACAGGTGCGTCAGAGGTATGGAAGTCTTTCGGAACGCCCACGGCGTTTACGGAAGCGATGCTCAAGACCACGATGCAGGAATGCTACGAGAGTGGTGGCGAGCCGTCGATGCTGATGGTTGGTCCGTTCAACAAGACGCAAGTGTCAGCTTTCAGTGGCATAGCGTCTAGCCGCTACAACGTGGACGGCGCAGAGCCGTCAGTGATCATCGGGGCCGCAGACATCTATGTCAGCGACTTCGGTAATCTGTCCGTTGTGCCGAACCGTTTCTTCACATCAGTAATCGATGCTGGTGCTGGTTCGCTGATGAACAACTGGGCGTTTTTGATCGACCCAGACGAGGTGAAAATCGCGAATCTGCGGCCTTACACCGTCGAGACATTGGCGAAGACGGGTGACGCTGATAAGCGGATGATCCTGAGAGAGTGGGGACTTCAAGTGAATAACGAGAAGGCCCACGGTGTAGTCGCCGGAATCACTTCGGCGTAGTTCTGCTGGTGGGGTGGGGGCTTCGGCCCCCGCCCCCTAGTAGGCGCCAGAATATCCATGAAACGGCAACTGGATTACGATTCGGCCACAGGTATCACGCAGTGGTATCATTTCGATGAGATCACGGGTGATGTTGGGCTAGAAACCCAGCAAGACGTTGCTGCGGTGATTGAGAGTACGAAGGGTGCCTTCAACCCCGTTGACGAGCGTGCGCCCTGGAAAGGTGACGTTCATAAGGTCGCGTCTGTCCCGATGGTTATCTATCACCAACTCGCGAAGATATCGAACAACTTCAAAGACCAGCGGGTGATCCGTAAGTGGCTGAATGACAAAGACAATCAGGTGTTCAGAACGAGGCCGGGGAGGGTCTGATGGCGATCTCGACCTACGCGGAGCTCCAGACGGCTACGGCCAACTGGCTCGATCGCACTGATCTGACGGCGCGGATACCGGAGTTCATCGAACTCGCGGAAGCGAACTTCAACCGCGTGGTTCGCCAGCCGGATATGGTCACGAAAAACGACTCGTTTTCCATAGCTGGCCGCTATACCACGCTACCCACCGACACCTTGGAGATCGTCAGAATCGTGATCGATCTCACGCCTGTCATCGTACTCGAGTACCTGACCCCGGAAGAGATATCGGAGCGCAGGATCGTGATGAGCGCGACAGGCAAGCCGTACTACTTCACCGTGATCGGCGGCTCCAGCAACCAGTTGGAGGTGGTGCCCTCACCCGATGATACCTACACATCAAGCATAGTTTATTACACCAGGATCCCTGCTCTAACGGATTCTGCGACCACGAATTGGCTGCTAACCGCACATCCAGATATATACCTGTTTGGTACACTTGTAGAAGCCGAGCCATACCTCAAAAACGACGAGCGTATGCCGATGTGGACTAGCCGCCTGGACAAGGCCCTGATGGCGTTGCGCCTACAGGGAGAGCGCGAACTCCATACCGGCTCCTCGCTTCGCATGAGAGCCAGGGTGCTAGGATAAAAAATGGCTAATCCGACTACGAATCTCGGGATGACGAAACCCACCGTTGGTGGGAGTACCGATACCTGGGGCACGACACTCAACGAGAATGTCGTAGACATTATCGACGCCCTGTTCAGCATCAGTGGCACCGATGTCACGATGTCCGACATCAAGTTCAACTCCATGAGTGTGCAGGAGACAGGTGCCGGAACCGATACCGTCAAGATCCAAGCACCCGCAGCGGTCACGACGAGCTATACGCTCACGATGCCAGCCGCAGTCGGTTCAGCGAACCAAGTGCTGTCTGCCTCCGATGGTGCTGGCACACTCGCTTGGACTACGCCCGAAGTCGGTGATATCACCCAAGTAGCTGCCGGGGACGGGTTGTCAGGAGGAGGATCGTCTGGCTCTGTCACGTTAGCTCTCGACCTCAATGAGTTGACGGCGGCAACGGTAGATGTAGCTGCCGATTTTATCGCCATAGTCGATACAAACGACTCCAATGCCTCGCGCAAGGAATCGATTGTAGACCTGATCGCCGCGATAGACGGCACGGGCCTGACGGCTAGTTCTGGTGTGCTTGCGGTGGACGCTGCACAAACCCAGATCACCTCTTTAGGTACGATAGGGACGGGGCAATGGCAGGCCACTGCCGTCGCCAACGCCTATGTCGCAGATGATCTTACGATTTCCGGTGGTTCGGTCGATAACTCGCCTGTCGGTGCCGGTACTGCTGCGGCTGGCACGTTCACACAGGTAGATGTCCAGGCCCAAGGCGACCTTCGTTTGCAGGACACAACGGGTGGTCAGTATGTGGCGTTCCAGGCCGCTGGAGCCACAACCAGCTACACGCTCACGATGCCAGCGGCTGTGCCTTCAGCTAATGACGTACTGACGGCTTCGGACGGAAGCGGCACCCTGAGTTGGGCTGCACCTACTGTTGGCGACATCACTGCTGTAACTGCTGGCACCGGGTTGTCAGGAGGTGGATCGTCTGGTGATGTCACGCTTAATGTAGATGCTGCACAGACACAGATTACCTCAGTCGGCGCGTTAGGGGCTGGTAGCATTTCGTCAGGATTCGGCAACATCGACGTTGGCAGTTCCAGCATCGACGGCGGCACGATCACAGGAACATTTGTAGGCAATATCACAGGCAACGTAACCGGGAATGCATCTGGCACTGCGGCAACCGTCACAGGTGCGGCTCAGTCGGCCATCACCTCTGTCGGTACGCTTACAAGTGTCGGGGTGACAGGCGTCACCACTTTGGGGAAC